ATTTTTATTTTCATTTTTATATATTTTTGTAGTAATATTCCATTTTTCACATAATTCTTGTATTGGTTTCAAATATTCTACATCATTATTTGAAATAGATACTTGGAACTTAGTCATACAACCTTCCGCAGCATAAGCACCAATCAAATAACCAAAATTATAATCTAATGGAATGACCTCAGGAATTTTATAATCACACATATTGGTTTGTTTGGTATAAACACAACCCGGTGTAAATGTGGTCTTTGTTTTACAACCATTTCTTAATTTTTCACTTACTTTTGCGACAAAACTATCGCTTCGTGCGTAAGGTAATGTAAATGTTTTTCCTTGGTGTTTTGACCACCAATGATATTCATCCATCACTACTTTTGCCTTGTCAACCTCACTCGTGTATATATATTCATTTGGAGGAAGAATCTCTTTTAAATTCAATTCAAAACTTTCCTTATAATCAATTTGTTTGGTACTTACTGGTAAATAATCACCTACTTTTAATGAATCGCCATCTACCGCAACAATTTTTCCATTTACCAGTTTTAAGAAAGATTTTGCCTTTGTAGCAATGACTTCGCGTTCTTCAGTCGTTGTTATTTTCAACATGGTATTTGTTCCATCTTTATTGACCACTGGGTGTCTTGTTACGGCTTCGACTTGTTTCCATAATACTTCTCCTTCTTCATTACATGACGGAATTTCAAAGTAATCCATCACCTCAGCATAAGTCGTGTCTTTATCCGCATAATATTCCAACTTTTTTGGCGACGCAATGTGTTTTTCAATAAAATCTCCAATCTGGACTTTTTGAATTTCTCCTTCACGATTCCTTACGATAATAGGTGTCTCATATGTTACCGAGTTTAGTGTCATTTGTGTCGTCGGCTCTCCTATGCTCTGCGCAGCAATCATTCCCACCATTTCACCAGGAGCAACAATTGCGCGCTTGTAATTCACCAGAATGTCTTCAAGTAATATCGTGAGTGCCGCGCGATTAAATCGTTTCACTACCAATAATTCCTTTGGCGACAAATTGAAATAATAAAGCGTCTTGAATAAAAGGGTTGGTGGTGCGCAACGGATTTTTTCCAATTTTGAATAAGTGTTTTCAATCATTTCAAATGCTTCCAAGGGTGTAATATCAACAATCGAGTTCGCATTGATTTGCTGTTGTCCTTGAACATTATTGATTAAATGAGCAAATGCCACCGGAATGCTTACAACACTGTCGCCCTTGTTTTTGAATATTTTCTTGATGATTTCGTCGCGTTGTTCAATCATGAAATCAGTGTAAAACTTACATTTTTCCTGGGTTTCTTTCATTTGTTTCTTATAACGAGTCATTACATTTTTCAAAAAGAATGACGACAATGTTTTCATTTTGTCCTTGTCCTCGGGAATATTAAAGTGAGCATAAATATCTTGAATACTCATATTCACCAAAGGTATTCCTTGGTTTTCAACCTTTACTGGGTCAATGTTATCATCACCATAAGAGAATTGAACCACTTTACCTTTATTTGTGCGAACCGTCATGTCATAGTTTACCATAAGGTCTTCCAAACCTTTGATAAGTCTTCTTTGAATATACCCAGTGGTCGACGTCTTCACCGCAGTATCAATTAAACCAACACGACCACCCATGGCGTGAAAGAACAATTCTTGTGGTGATAAACCGTTAATATAAGAACTTTCAACAAAACCACGAGCACTTGGGGTGTCGTCGTATTTCGTGTAATGCGGTAATGTTCGGTGTTCAAATCCATAAGGAATACGTTTACCATCCACATTTTGTTGTCCCAAACAAGAAATCATTTGAGAAATATTTAAATCACTGCCTTTAGAACCAGCATTCACCATGATGACAAAACGATTGTCTTTATCCAATGATTTTAAACCGATTTTACCAGCTTCCGAGGATGCTTGATTCAGTATATTATTGACTTGTGTCTCGAATTCTTCTTGATTCGTCTTACCTGTATTGTTTTCAAAAACACCGATTTGTGTTTGGTCAATCAAACTCTTGACATCATTCTTTTTCTCACTAATGACTTTAATAATTGCCTGATTTGTTTTTTCATCAGATATCAAATCACTAATACCAACACTATAGGAACTGGATTTCATGTATTCGGTAATGATATTTTGTAAATCATCGATGAAATTTGCCGAGGCGAAATTACCGAAATCATTACAAATACGATGGATAAGACCCTTTGAGCCACCGCCCAAAATATCCTTTTCCATTTGACCACGAATATATTGACCGTTTCTTATTTCCAAGACATTATTTGATGTTTTCGCATCTTCTTTGTCTCCAAATAATTTGGTCTTGAAACCTAATGTCAGTGGTGGTAATATTTGGGATAATATATCAAAATTTGTAATGATATCTCCCTTGTCTAATAACGCATATTCGTTCACGCGTTGAAACATCATTAATATATTCATCGCTTCGCGTGGCGTGAATTTGATGTTTTCTCTTGTGAAACGATTTGAACCAAGCATGGAATCTTGAAAGATACCAATGATTGGTTTGTTGTTCGCAGGACTGATTATTTGATATGGCACTGCTGCCAAATGTTTCAATTCTGCGTCCGATTCGGCGTCCTGCGCCATGTGTAAATTCATCTCCATGAATATCCTCAAGGTTTCCCAAGAGGGCAGACTATACCTTAGACCTTATCTGGTTGATTAAACCATCATTTAAGACCCACAACCGTCTAGTCGTTGAACCTTCCCCATGCTCTATCATAACGAGTTTAGGGGCTTGGCTGCGGATTGCCCAATCCTTCACATTTTTACCGTTGGATACGACAATTAATCGTGTTCCTCACAAGCGTTTCCGCAAGTAAGTGGTAGTGGAGGCTCTAAGGTGGTTTCCCGCATTTTGGTCGTGTTGCTAATTGATTTTTTTAAATTATTTATAAATTCTATCGCACATTTTTTACTTTCGTCTAAAGAAATATGAACCCCGCCGAAATCTGCTTTTATTCTATTAATAAATACATACCAACCATATTGTTCGTTATTTCTTTTTAAAGGTTTTATATATTTTTCAATATCATCATCAATTTTAGTGATATTTTTAAAACGATCATATTTTTTATCTTTAAAGTAATTTATAACACCATTAGAAAGACGCTTTTTACTTTCGTCACTATGAGTAAATACACTTCCTCCATTTTTTAGATTATATCCATTTGGAAATAAACTATTTAATTCTTTTATGTAGTGTATTTCACGAACATCCGCATTTTCAATTTCACAACATTCAATTAATTCTACTGCAAAATCATTAACACCATATTTTCTAATAGCGTTATTTAAGTAATGAGATTGATTTTTCTTTGTTGAAAATGCCTCTGATATATGACATCTAAATCTTCCATCGTGTCCATATGGTCTATATCTTTTATGGTTTAATATATGAGAAACAGCTTGTCCTACATATATTTTACCAGTGGTATGGTTTGTTATTTTATATATTTCGCAATATCTTTCGGCAGGATTATCTAAAATTTTGTTTGATAGTTCTAAATGTTTTGATAGTTCCATTTATATAATATTATTATAATTTCTTTATATTGTTTTATTAAAATCAATTAACTAGAGAGTAACACGCTTTTCACGCTCTCTGTTGGGGACAAGATAATTAACACAGTTTATCCCCGTCGAAGTCGGCATTGTAAGGCTTGGTCTTGCCTTTATTATTTTTCCTTACCATTTATGGTAAGGCTGGAGTACACCTTGTGCCTTATCTGGTTGATTAAACCTTCATATAAGACCCGTAACCGTCTACTCTCTGAACCTTCCCCATGCTCTATCATAACGAGTTTAGGGGCTTGGCTGCTGATTATCCAATTCTTTACATTTTTACCTTTGGGTACGATAATTAATCGTGTTCCTCATTATTGTTTCCAATACTGAGTGGTAGTAAAGACTCTAAGGAACTTCCAGCAATTTGGTCACGTTGCCGTTTATTATATTTAATAATATACGACTAGGGAGTAACACGCTTTTCACGCTCCCTGTTGCCGACACCAAGTCTATCGGCTACATTCATTCTAAAAGTATCACCGCGCTTCATAATACGCGCGATATGCGCCATCATTGACATACGATGTAAAGTAGGTTGTCTGTTGAATAACACCGGGTCACCATCCATCATGTGACGATGGACGATATCCCCGTTTTCCAAGACAATTGACTTTCGGTCAACATATCGTAATGTAATGGAATCTCCATTTTTCTTCTCCAAAATTTTGGCACCCGGATGAATATCTGGACCATTTTGAACAAGCTTCATTAGAAACGCACGATTCACATTATTTACGACAACCGGTTTCGTAATATTTTTCGCGATTTTCATTGGCACACCCAATTCACGGATGGAAATATTCGGGTCAGCAGTAATAACCGAACGCGCACTGAAATCAACACGTTTTGCCATTAAGTTTCCTCTCATACGCCCACCTTTTCCATTCAAACGATCCTTGATGGATTTCAAAGGACGCCCAGATCGTTGAGCCACCGACGCAATACCAGGAATTTTGTTATCAACTTGCGTTGCAACATAATATTGTAAGACAGTCGTCCAATCATCAATAATATTCGCCGGCGCATTGTTTTGTAATTTTTCCTGTAAAGTCTTGTTGGTTTTGATAATATTGACAAGAATATGACTTAAATCATCCTCACTGCGTTGTTGAGCATCGTGTTTCACCGACGGTCTTACCGCAGGTGGTGGTACTGCCATGACTTGACATATCATCCAATCTGGACGAGACCATACAGGACTAAATCCCATAAAAGATACATCTTCGTCAGAAATTCTTTTGAATATTTTCATAACCATTTCAGGGGTCAATTTAATAACCACCTCTTCTTCTTTTGTTTTCCATTCCGCGAAAATAGTTGCTAAACCTTCTTTACGAATTCGTGTTGCTTGTAAGCAGCCACAACCGTTTTCAGTATCTTCACCACATCGCTTAATTTTACTTGCTAAACTAAACACATATTTCCATCGACTATCGCCAGTTAATTTCAACGCTTGTTTGTATTTTTCTTTACTGATTAAAAGTTTGCTACACTTGAAACAAACGCAGCGTAATACTTTCAATATAGTATTTAAATATTGAATATAAAACACAGGTCGTGCTAATTCAATATGCCCAAAATAACCAGGAGTCTGCATATAATCTAACCCATCTGTTGGACAGATCAGACCTGGCTCTAATACACCCATACGCGGGTCAAATAATCCGCCAATAATTGGTTTATTATTGACATAAGTGTCGCGCGAGGTGATTTCAGCAACGGACCCTTTGCGTATTTCCTCTGGAGACAGAATACTAAATTGAATGCCGATAATCTTGGAACTATTTTGTGTAACTGTATTTATCTTTGTAGACGACATCTTAATATATTAATATAAATATTATTTAGATTGTTTAAAATCAATTTTATTTATTAAAATAATAATTAAATTTATCTTTTTAAATAGAA